TCGTGGCAACTAGAGCAGATATAGAGATTAATGTAAAAGGTCTTAAAAAAGTACAGGAATTATCAAAGCAGTTAGATAAGGTTAGTGGCAAAGTAAATCAATTAAATAAAAGTGGTGGTGCTAAATCAGAAAAACAAGCAGCAGGGTTTGAAGAAAAAAAAGCAGCTTCAATGGTTCGAGTTAGGAATATTGGAGATCAAATTCAGAGAGCAAAAGAAGCAGGATTAAAAACAGATAAAGCAAGTCGAGCTTTAAATAGAGCAGCGTTAGCAAATGATAAAGGGAAATTAACACTAGCAAAAGCTCATATAAAGTCTGCAATAACAGAATTAAAAGCAGAACAAGCCACTACAAAAGAGATGGCTAATCAAGTTAAGTTCAGTAAACTTTTAGCAGCAACCTCTAGAAGAGGAGTAGGAGGAGGTGGTGGAGGAACTAGACCTGATAAGTTTAATGATCGAAGTACAGGATCAGCACTTAGAAGTGGTGCTATTAGTGGTGCGTTCCCATTGTTATTTGGACAAGGGCCAGTTGGAGGTGCTGTTGGTTTTGCTGGTGGTTTTGCAGGAACTAAAATGGGTGGTCAAATGGGAGGTTTCGCAGGAGGTCTTGTTGCTACTGCTGCTCTTCAACAATTAACTACTTTAAGAGATAACATGACCGAATTAGGTCAGGCTTTTTCTCCAGTAAATATAAATATTGATCAAAGTCTTTCAAAATTAAAGACAATAAATGCAGCAAGAGCGTCAGAAATAAAAATAATTGAACAATTCGAAGGAAAACAAGCTGCTTTGGCTGAAATAACGAAAGATACTGCAAAAATTATTGGAGAGGATGGAGTAAGAGCTTTAAGAGAATTTGCAGAATCAATGAAAGACCTTTCAAATTCTTTAGGCAATACATTCTTAAAGATTCAAGCTGAATTTGCAAAAATTTCTGAATCAGTTGGAGCATTATTTACAGGTGGTGATTTAGGTGGTGCAGTAAAAAATTTAGGAGAAGATGACGATTTAGTTAAGAGATTAAGAGATTTAGAATCAAGAGAAGCCGAATTTTATGATCGCCCAAGCGATCCAGATTTTCCTGGTATGTCATCTTCTTTTGCTACTACTGCGGAAGGAAGAATAGAAGGCAAAAAAATGCAACAAGAAAGAAATTTACTAGAAACTACTATTAAGATAAGAAATGCTAAAAAATTTGGAGCAAGATTTGATAAACAAATAAGTGTTGAAAATGAAAATCTAAAAAAATCAATGGAAGGACAAATGAAATTAGATCAAGAAATATTAAAAATTAGAAAAGAAGGTATAAGTCCTGAAATAGCTAAACAAGTTTTATTATTTGACAAATCAAACCAAAATGTACAAAAAGGAATTGAAAATGAAATTACTTCAATAAATGCTTTAATAGAAAAAGAAAAAGAGTCAGGAAAGGGTTATACAGATAAAATTATGCTTTTAGAAATTCAAAGGCAAAGTCTTGAATCTCAATTACTTCTAAACGAAGAACTTAATAAAACAGATAGAGAAAGAATTATAAACCAATTAAAGTTAAATAAAGCTGCGAAAGAAACACAAGATGCTTTTGATTCTTTAACAAAAAATGTACAAAATGATTTAAAAGAAGGGATTAAAGGTTTGATAAAAGGAACATCAACTTTAGCTGATATGTTAAATAATGTAGCTGACAGATTTTTAGATATAGCACTTAATCAAGCCTTATTTGGTAATGCAGGGGGAAGTACTGTTACAGGTGGATTATTTAGTTTATTTGGTTTTGCAAACGGAGGTCGACCACCAGTAGGTAAACCTTCAATCGTAGGTGAAAAAGGGCCAGAGTTATTCGTACCAAGATCATCTGGAACGATTGTGCCAAATAATAAACTTGGAGGTGGCGGTAGTACGAGTGTTGTTGTTAATGTAGACGCATCTGGAACAGATGTTCAAGGAGATGATAGTCAAGCAAAAGAACTTGGAACTCTTATTTCTGTTGCAGTTCAAGGAGAACTTATTAAACAACAAAGACCTGGAGGGCTACTCGCTAGTGTACGTTAATGGCTACTTTTCCTAGTTACAACCCACAATATTCTGCTACAAAACGTAGTCAGTCAAATCTTAGAGTTACTCAGTTTGGTGATGGCTACCAACAACGTACAACTTTTGGCTTAAATCAAGATCCAAAAGTTTGGAGTCTTACTTTTAATGTCGATGATGAAGATGCAAATGAAATTGAAACATTCTTAGAAGCCAGAGGACAAGATGGTGCATCTTTTGATTGGTCTCCTCCTGATACAACTACAACTTTTAAATGGATTTGTAGAAGTTTTAATAGAGAAATATTTGAATTTGATAGAAATAGAATTACAGCTAGTTTTGAAGAAGTATTTGAACCCTAATGGCAGTACCAGTTTCAGCTTTACAAGAAATAAATCCTGGAGCAGTAATAGAACTGTTTACTTTAGAACTTGATGCGACATTACATGGCTCAACTACAATTTATAGATTTCATAATGGTGCAAACTTAAACGCAAACGGAGAACTTGTTTGGAATAGCAATAGCTATCTTAGATTCCCTATTCAATGTGAAGGATTTGAGTTTACAGGAACAGGAACTTTACCAAGACCAACAATATCTGTCAGTAATATCTTTGGAACGCTTACTGCAATCATGCAAAACGTAAACCAAACAACAGTTGGTAATGATTTGAATGGTGCAAAATTAACAAGAATTAGAACTTTAGCCAGATATTTAGATGCTGCAAACTTCGCCCCAACAACGACTACAACTACCTCTACTTCGACTGTAGCTGATCCTTCTGATGCTGAAACTATAACTTATACAGTAACAGTAGTAAATGTCGGTGGATCTAATATCTTTGCAATTAATGGTTCTAATAATCCTGTTATCACTATGAAAAGAGGATCAACTTATATTTTTAATCAATCTCATAGTTCAAACGTAAACCATCCATTAAGAATAAAATCTGATGCTGGAGGTTCACAGACAACTACTAATGCTGGAACATTAGGAACAGATGCAACAGTAACTTATTCTCCAGCCTATCCAGGTGCTCCAAGCGATCTGAGATACTATTGCAGCGTTCATGGTAATGCGATGGGTAACACAATTACAATGAACAACCCAAATACGATTCAGCAACAAACAAGTTCATCGTCTACAACACAAACTAATCCTTATGGAACTCCTGACCCAACAGCAGAATTTCCTAAAGAAATTTACTTTTTAGATAGAAAAATTAGTGAAAATAGAGATATTGTTCAATGGGAAGCTATATCAGCATTAGACTTAGTGAATGTAAAATTACCAAAAAGAATAGCAACTAGAGATATTTTTCCTGGCATTGGTACGTTTGTTGGATGACTTGGCAAGATATTGCACTTAAACACGCAGAGCAAGATGCACCACATGAAGCGTGTGGTTTATTAGCTGTTTATAAAGGTAAGGAAAAGTATTTTCCGTGTAAAAATTTATCGGAAGATTTAGGTGAACAATTTATTATTGATCCCGATGATTGGGTAAAAGCTGAAGATGCTGGAGAAATTGTTGGTGTTTTTCATAGCCATCCACAAATACCACCATTTCCGAGTCAAGCTGATCTTGCAAGCTGTGAATACTTAGATTTACCTTTTTATATTGTCACTCCAGAAACAAAAGAATGGCATTATTTTGAACCTTCTGGCTATAAAAAAGGATTAATCGGTAGACAATGGGTGTGGGATATTCAAGATTGTTGGACTTTGATTACTGATTGGTATAAAGAAAAGAAAAATATAGAGATAAGCCATTGGGAACGACCCAAAAGCCCACAAGAATTTAGCAAATCACCTTTATTTGAATACGCTCTACCTAAATTAGGTTTTACAGAAATAGATGATAATGTTGAAACAGAAGTTGGAGATGTTTTTATTATGGACACAGGGTTAGGAACTTTAGATCATGCTGCTGTCTATATTGGAGATCAAACTATTCTTCATCATTGTGTGAAAAGACTTAGTTGCAGAGAAACTTATGACCAAAAGTATATAGAATGGACAAAGAAGAGGTATCGCTATGCTCAGTAAAATTAAAGTTTACGGAAGATTAGCTCGATTTCTTGGAGAGCGTACTTTTGAAGCTGAAATAACAACACCACTTCATGCGTTTAAGTTTTTATTAGCAAACTTTCCTCATTTGGAACGACACATGATGGAACAAAATTATTGTGTCAAAGTTGGTAAGGATGAGATTGATGAGACAGAATTATTTAACCCGATAGGTCAACAGGAAATAAAAATAGTACCAGTAGCAACAGGTTCTAGAGGTTTTACAAGAATATTAGCAGGAGCAGCATTGATTGG